CCAAATGTAACAAGTGGAGTTGCTGAAGGAACATATACTATGACCGCACAGCAACAAGCAATGGCTTATAGATCTGCTAGCGGTAATAACGTCGGCCAAATTGGTGATAACACCACAAATAATGTTTCTAATAGCCAACCTATAATGCTAAACAGTGGCGTTGTTTTTGATCCTAACGATATGGTACTACAATAAGTAAAGGGGACCGAAGTCCCCCTTACCGTCTCTAGTCATTGTGTTACTCTCAACTTTTATCCGAGTCTTACTCAGCGATCAGGCCACATGGGTTGAGCTACCTGATTTGTTAGTCCGCATTCGCAAGTTTTGCAAAGTAGGACATGGTATCATCTTCATCAGTAGATGGCATTTGCTCAGCTGTCATAGGCTGCTGTGATGGTGCCGGTTGTACTGGCGCTGATGGTGCCGGAGCAGTCTCATTCATCATTGCTTCATGACGCATAGTAGGTGCACCTGCCTGAGCTTCTTCACCAAGAACACGAGCTAGCTTTGCTTTGAGTTCGTCGTAGGTTTTGTAGTTCTTTGGGTCGGTGAACTCACTGAGATCATGTAGTTGGTTATAGACTGTTTCCAATCTGGATTCGTCTGCATCATAGAGAGAAGATGCGCTTGAAAACTCTGACTTATCATAATTACGGTATCCTTCAACTTGACGGATTTTCAATTTAAAGTCTGCACCTTCCCAAAAATCAAAAGGATTGACCGGAGTTTCATCTGCAAAGTCTGGCTGCATAGAGTCCATGATCTTATCAAAGATCTTCTTACCAAACTTATAGAGGAATACTTTACCTTCATTCTGAGATGCACTGGGATCCTGTACCACAAGAATATTAGTTACATAGTGGAGTCGACGCTTTTGTGCTCGGGCAGTTTCTTTGTCTGCTTCAATCCCAGAATTCCAGAGTCTTGAGTTGAGTTCGCCGACTGGATCAGGTTGACCAATAGAAGTAAGGCTGTTTTCGATATACCACAAGCCAGTAGGACCTTTGAAGCCGTGGTCCCAGTATCGGACCCATGGAAGGTCGACACCTTCTGCTGCTGGGAGGAATCGAATAACTGCATATCCATTACCTGCTTTATCTACAGTTGGTTTCCAAATACGATCATCAGCATAAGATTTTTTTTCACCACCACCGGTAGCTTCTGCTGCTTGAACTAGTTTAGAGATTTGATCGCGATTACGCTTTAGATTTTGAAATGACATCGTATTGTCCTTGTTCTGAATTATTAACTGAAATATAATTATACAACATTTGTATGTCGCTGTACACTATTATATATACCCATCATTCGAAAAATGCCGAATCAAGAGTATTGCCTTTTGGCAAGAAGTTAAGCTGCATTGCCTCAGCTTCAAGTTTATCTTTTATAATAGGAGAGATAAACTTTTTGACATCTTCTGGTTCGATGTCGTTCTTATCACATACATGAAGAATAGCCTCCATGTATGGAATATGAAGTTCTGATACCGTTGCTTCAATTAGCTTGGTAAATTTTGACTTAGTAAGAAATTGATCTTCAATCATTTATCTAGAGCCCTTACTAGAATTGTATCTGCATTCAGTCTACCATTAGGCACACTACCTTTAGTTGTAAGTTTCTTCCATTCGCCGTCAATCTGTTTTACAGTCTTAGACTGAACGATTGGAAGAAACTCATCTGGTTTACGAAGCTTAATTTGACGACTATTGACCTTATCGATATTTTTAATCGAGGTGCCAGAGATTTCAAATCCACCGACACTTTGTGTAAGGTACTCTGTCAATATTCGAGACTTCGTATTAAATGTGTACAATCTGATCTTGCCAATAATTTGAACTGGATTAATTGATGTCAGTTTAAAGTTGGCATCCTCAGTCTTGTATTTCACATTGCGAACTTGTTTGTCCGCAGCCTGAGGCTGTTTAACCCGTGTTTTACGGGTAGCCTTAGCTGCGGACTTAATCCTGTCAAGATCGAGGAGCATGTCCTGACAAGATTTAACACGATGCTTGAGTTCTGGCTTTTTCAAGTGTGAATACCCTTCAACAGCCTGGTCACACCTGGCATGAAGAGCATCTTCATAATCTAACAGCCATCCTTCGATAACATCGCGAACTGGAATTGTTGCTGAATTAGAAAGACCATACTTCTTAAACTGATTATATAGATCAAGTGTAGCTTTTTCACCTTCAATCCACTGATCTTCTAAGTCAAGAAGATCTCGCATAATAGTAGCATTGATTTTTCTTTGCAAGCGCTGCAAAGGAGAAAGAGTAATTACAGTCTTTTCAACTTTTACCTCTAAGCGCTTCTCTTTCAAAATTTTCTTTCCCTCATCGATCATATTTTTAAAACGATCAATAAGGGAATTCTTCCAATACTCAGAGCGTTCGGTGACCTCGTTTGCATTGTTATACCAAAAAGAGGTAGAACCCATATACGAGTGGCCGAAACAATAATCTGGATTGGCAAGAATATTCTTAGCATCAGTCTTATTAAATTGAGACTTGATGAAAGACTTTACAATAGAGATAGTCTCTTTGCGGTCGACCTCATTTTGAAAGTAGACCATTACAGAGTCAAAACCTTTTTCAACAGGAGCGCCTAGTGCACCACTACGACGACGCATACGAATAGTTTTTTTCTTACGCTTTTGCAATGGCATTATGCAATCCTCCATGTAAAGTTTACATCGTTATGAAGATCAATCCAACGACCGTCATGAATCTTACGTGTGGTCCATTCCTTTGTCCTATCTGCATCACGTGTGCGCACAGAAAAGGTTTTATTCTCTGACTGAAGAATAGCTTTACCTTCACGCAATTCGGTAACCAACCAACGATTGCCGTGCTGGGCAACGCGATCCTTGCCGTGTTTAGTTTTAGGCTCTAGGATAATCCAATCGCCTTCATTAAGAAAGAATACTGAGTTCATTTTTGCTCCTCGATTTTTTATCTTGTATATATTCTATCACAGTTTCACGTAAATGTACACAGTTAATTTCACTAATTTAAAAAATAATGGTGGTCCTGACAGGATTCGAACCTGTATCGCTCTCTAATCTGGAGACGGGGCCGAGTATAAGCCGGGTGTTTTACCATTAAACTACAGGACCTCTCTGGTTAAGTTGGATGTATAGACATACACTAACGTTTGACCAACTTAACCAGATTTAAGGTTAGCGTCTCATCTTTGCTAATTCTTCTGGGGATTGTCCTTTGCCCACTGGAACAATGTTTGATTTGTGCATGGTTGCGAGACCGACGATGTAGTCTCCCGAATATTCCTGAACCTTTCGCTTTCCTGCGATAGGGACGACTTTGTCTGACGTTGGGATTGCTGAACGCGTGCTTGAATAGTCCGGAATACTGTTGCCACTAGATTTCTCCTTGCGCTTAAGTTGAGTAGGATGAACACCCATCTTTTTAAGCCAAGCATCATGTGCAGCCTGAGCTTGTGCATGGCCTGGCTTACGATTCTGCTTACGCTTACGAGTTGATATGGTAGACATACCACGTACGAGATGCATAGTCATTTAATTCCAACCTTCATTTGATTCGTATGAACGCTGATCGGCGACGCGATCGCCATAATGCTCGGCAAGATATTTACCGGCATCTTGATAGTGGTTATGGTTTTCATCCATACGGGAAAGATTTTCATCGAACGCAAGCTCTTTAGCTTGACGAGCAGGCTTTTCAACTTCATCGGTCCAGCGACGAACGTTTTTGGCAGCTGCAGCCATTTTAGCACGAAAAGCTTTGCGGCGATTGAAACGCTCAGCTGCAGATTTAATAGCAGCCATACGCTCTGAACGAGACATATCTTTTGTGATTGCAAACTTAGACATTGAATACTCCTCTTTTCCAATTGTTAATATTATTATACACTATTTTTTTGGAAAAGTACACTAAAAAATGCGGAGATTACTGAATGAAATCAACTACATGGAATTTTTTTCTTCTTCGGTTTTATATTGCCATTCATCGGTATGACCTACAGACCATTTAGGTTCTATTTCAACGGCATAGTTTTGAGTACACACTTTGAAATCTGGCTGTAGAAGCTTAGATGGTGTAAGACTAGAGTCTCTGAAGATAACACGATTGTTCGGCTGAGCAGCAAACTGACCATTATCTAGTTTGATAATATTAAACGATTTATGTTCTGGATCATGCTCAGAGTAATTAACATCGAGCACACTTGCATCTGGATGCGCATTGTCAATTGTAAACATATATTCTCCTCCATGCATTTTCTTATCTTTACCAAAGAATTCGCAGCGAGCAAGAATCGGTTTTTCAATGACAGTTAAATGATAATCAAAACAATCCCATAATTGTAAAGTATCTAAAGGGAGATTACCATGTGGCGTCTTCCATACGAATGCTGATAGTGGCAGCTTATCGTATAGTGCGCCGTATTCGGTAAGAAGTGTTTCGAAATAGAGGGCTTTGTATTGAACAGACTTGACAGAGATCCATACACCTGGTGTATATTCTCCGTGACCTTTTTCTAAGTCGTAAAGATATTCTTTACGAACCATTACATCAATAGGAGGAAGAGGGTGTACAAGGAAAGACATTACTTTTGGTAGATCTCCAGAAGTTTAGCTTCGAACGCCTCGACTTTGTTAACCCTATCAGGCCAAAGAATGTATTCCTTTTCAGGATTCTTCTTCAGGTTGTTCAGTAGAGGAGTAATTGCGTTATATAATTCATCCAGCTTAAGCTGGGCATCGTTGGCTGTATTGGCTATCACCTCAGCTTCACGAGCTGCATCCTGCACAGCTTGCAGTTCAGTTTCATCAACCGCAGTAAAGCCAAAGTCAAAGAAATCGTCTACCAATCTACTCTCCTTGATGCATATTGATTAAACAAAATCAAAGCGAGTACTCCCCAAAATATTCCGCCATAGAGAATTGATTGAGAAATAACCCATGCAAAGGGAATAATAACCGCGATATCGCCTGTTGTAATTTTATTCATAGATCTATTTATACCTTTATGGCTGGGATGGAGGGGCTCGAACCCCCGACAAGGTGATTAACAGTCACCTGCTCTACCAACT